TAGGAGGTGTCCCTTTTTTTATATACAATCTTCCCCCAGCCCCACCCACAACAATATATTCCATCGCAACCAATTCATAAAACAACCATCTCATAGAAATATATTCTATCGCAATCAACTCATAAAACAATCACACCATAATATTCCAATTCAGTTTATAAAATATATACAATCCCAATTTCAAAATATATTTCATCTTATTCATATCATAACAATATAATAGTTTAATACCCACCAATTATATACCAAACAATTTTAAAGATATATTCTACTCCTTCAATCCACAATAGAAAAAACTCAATCCAACAAAGGGATTATACTATCCTTCAATCCTTATATATTTTTTCGAACCTATTGCATTGTCGATCCATATGTGCTATACTATAGTCACGGTAAGGGAATCCGAAACCGAATCAGGCGGCGGCCGTAAAACGTACGAAAGGTAAATGTTATGAAATATGTGGAAGCATATAACAAACTGCAGAACATTGGAGCTATCAGAAATATTATGACGGCTGAATGTAAAAATGGCGCAAACCCTTCTATGGTAAAAAATTATATTATTACCGCTATTTGGAATTATATCACCTTTACCGCTTCGGAGCGTTTTTATGAAATGAACTATTACGTTGATATAAGCTCCATTATTTCGGATGATGCAAAAATGGGTTTTAGGATAAGAGCGAGAATTTGTAAAACTTTGGCGGTTGGTGAAATTCTTGGAAAATGTGATTATAACAAAGAATTAGTTTATATGACAGCCGCTTACCGTGACGCTCTGACAAAATTACAATAAAATTTTTCAAGCTGTCCTATCTGGCTATACGGGGAGAACGGAGAATAAAAATGAAACGCAATATTTATAAAGATGGTTGGCACACTGCAACAGAAACTCTTTCGTTTTATGTGGAAAACGGAAGATTGATAAAAGGCTTAGCCTATGGCGATCCTTTTGGCTCGAAATCGGTGTATCCTTACAAATGGAGTAAAAGGCTGAATTGCTATGATAACGTGTCAGGGATTACCGCGCGTTATGGTTGCTGGAAGAATGTAACTTGGAGGTAAATCATGAAATTTATTTTGTATATTTTTATCGCTTTATCAGCATTTGTTATGTGCGGCATGTGTCTATACACCGCGATAACATCGGAAGACAACAACATAAAAATGTTGTTTTGTACAACTGTAAGCGCGGCGGTAGCTGTTGTTGCACTACTTTTTGCGGGAGGGATAATAGAATGAAAAATTCACTTAACTTAATCGGCAAACCCGACAACCCGCCAAAATTTTTAATTGTTTGGTGGAATGACAATTCAGAAGAGTATTATTGTTCATTTATTCACGATAAGGATTATGAAACGGCGGAATATGCTGTTTTGCAGATTCTACCTAAAACAGGAATTAACAATGCTGTTTTGTATAAATCTGCTGTAAAGATCAATAACACAAACAAACAACATGTTTTTCGGGTTTATACACCAATCGCATTTTATAGTGGTGATAAATATAAACTCACCAAAGTGAAAGATTGTGTTATGACACCAATTGAGATTTGGCGCAACGAAAAATCACATTGGCAGGCCGAATTTATAAAAATATTGTCATTGGAATGGGATGAAATGAAAACTGCAATTTATACAAATTTTGATAGAGTATACGGGAGGAACAAATAAAAATGAAAAATTTTATTGAATACACTTTTAAATATGACGAACAACCACGCATTAAAATTAAGTATTTAGGGGGTTTTTCAACCTTTCGGCGTAATGAATTATGTGTAAGAGTTGATAAAGAGGAACTTTTAAAGATATTACAGATAATTGATGAACAAGAGGTTCTCCTATCAATTGTGGGTTTACCTCGTTTATCTTTAAATAAACCATCAACGGAGGAACAAGTAAAATGAAAGTTTATAAATCGCGGATCATAGGAATGATTTCAAAAAACTCTGTTAAGGCCCGCAAATTTAAGCGCGGCACTATGGATAGGCATGGTTCAGGAGGTGCGTTTTTTGAGATTGAGCGCGGAAAAGTAACCTTTGTGCAAGGTAGGTATGCTTTGGAATCGAACATCTCAACCGCTGTTTCGAACGATGCAGAAACGGGAATTTATCGCTGTAATGATGAATTATATATCAATGCAGGACTTTTGTTTGAAATCGATAATTTCGGCAACGCTGTGCAAGATGGAGTTAGACAAGCTAACGCTTTTGAAGTGTTAAATAAACCCTGCAATTATCATGAGTTAATTTGTATGGATAGAACCAATGATCCGAAATTTTCAAGATTTGATAGAAAATTATTGCTTGAGATTTTATCATATTTCGATGGGAATACTATTAAAATTCGTTTAATTGAGAACGTTGGAGGAGGTTATAAATATCTGCAAATTCAAGATTCATTCTCAAGGGCAATACTTATGCCGATGAAAGATATAGATTAAATAAGTAATTCCTAATAAAACGCAACGGCCGTATCCTATAACAGATACGGCCGTTGCGATCTTAAAACTAAGGAGGTAAGAAAAGACTTTTCCCTTTGCACAATGTTATTATAGCACACTTCATTTTATCTTGCAACCATTTTTGCCAATTTACTAAAATATATTATGTGTATGTAATATTATTATCGCTGTCAATCGTGCAAGTATGAATTGTTGCTGTTTCATCATATCCGATAAAAGTTAGTTTTGTTGGCGTGATTATCGTATTTCGCATAATATATATCGAAGTACGATTATTTTCTGAACTAAACTTGACATCAACAACAACACCCCTTGTTATATTAAGGTAAATTGTAGAAAATGTGCTATCGGCTGTAAGCGTTCCATCGGCTTTTTTTACAATTGCAACGGGAGCAAATTTACTATCAGTATATGTCTTTGCGCTTGTAAGCGTTGCTTCGTCCTGTGTATCTGCATATGTTTTCGCCGCCGCAAGTGTTTCACCGCATTTCGTATTAGTATATATTGTGGCCGCTTTTTGCACCGCCGTATCCTGTGTGTCTGCATATGTTTTCGCCGCCGCAAGTGTTTCACCGCATTTAGTATTAGTATATATTGTAGCCGCTTTTTGAACCGCCGCATCTTGCTTATCAGTATATTCTTTCGCCGCTGTCAGCATTGCAGTATCTTGTGTATCTGCATATGTTTTCGCCGCCGTCAACGTTTCGGAACAAGCATTTCCTACATATTCTAAGTTTGCCGCAAGCTCGCGCCCGCTTGCCGCTGTTGCTGTCGGAACGGTAATTCCGCTGTCGGCGGTAATTAATTTATAAAATCTCGTTGTTTCATGAAACTGTGTGAATTTATTAAAATCAGCAATATTATTGAATGTTACTTGTTCTTGAAACGTTGTAGGATGATCCTCTGTAGCAAAACTATATTGGAATAAAGTAACACTTTCATCTGGCCTTATGCTTATAATCAATTCGTTTTTACCATCAATCCTCAAAAAATTGATACTAATATTTGATGAATATATTGGAATGAAAATAAGTATTTCATCATCGTTTTTTATTGTGACAAACACAATTCCCTTTCGCATTCCCTCCGCAATTTCACCAAAAGTTTTATTTGCTTTTATCGGTCTTGCTGTAACATCAATTTCAACCCACATCACACTCAATTTATCCGCATCAAGCTCATTTATAGCCTGGGCAAGATCCTCAATATCACCGTGATTCGCGTTTACGCTGTCAACGATAATATTTATGTGATATAATAGTTTCCATACCATTTCCAAAAACGATAAATTACCGTCAAGCACGCAAGGAATGACAGGAGTATAAACCGAATTAAGCGGGATTTTAACCTTTTCCAATTCTTTATTTTTTATAGTACTCATTATATAATCCTCCGATTAATATATATTCATGAAACACTCTTCAAGTTCATTGAATATCATTTTATTAATATTTATAATTGTTTCTCGGAACTCAAGTAACATTGCGCTGAATGTTGCGCTATTTCGTTTTCCAATAACATGATTTATATATTCATCAGTATTATTGAAGTTTTCTGTTCCGTTATCTGTCGTTCGGCCTGTGTTTTCCGTTCGGCTGGATGCGTTTCCGTACGTTTCGCCGTGATTTTCTTCACTTAAATCTTGCGTTGTACTTGAATTGCGCTTATTTTCATTTGTTCCATTGCTTGTATTATTACTGCTTGTTTCAGCGGTATTTGTTCCGTTTTCCCTTGTTTCGCTATTATTCGCGGTATTATTTGACTTTTTACGATAATTTGTTAAATAATAATTATCGTTTATACCGTTAACGCCGCTCACGCTTGTTTGCGGTGTGTCGCTGTATGCATCCGTATCAATACCGCTGATATTTGATTCAGCGTTTGTATTTCGGCTTACATTTTCAGTTGTTGACGCTGTTGCTGTTGCTGTGGTCGTTGTTTTTCCATTGTCAGTTATATTTTGATTTTCAGTGTTATTTCGGCTTATATTATTGTCGGCTACTGTATTTTGACTGCTTTCCGCATTCATAGTTGAAGATGAATTACCTGTATTTACAGTATTTTTTTCACCACCTTGCGATCCGTGATGTTCTTCCGTATAATCAACATCGTTCAGCGGGTTAAACTCAAGTGTCGCACTTTTATAAAGTTGATTATAGTAAGGCATAATTTCACGGAGTTTCCGTGCAAGGTAATAATTAAACAGGCCGTATGTTTCAGCCCCGATTTCCCGCATGTAAAAATGAAAAAGTATTTCATGTTCTAAAACATTGCGGTAGGCTTCATCATATATCGGAAACCTAAAATTAAATATTTTCGGTTGCGCCGCTGTTATAATTTCATCTATTGTTTTTTCGTTTAATTCGGCGGGCGTGAATCCGCTTTGTACTTCGCAAATATATCTTAATTGTGACGTATAATTACTCATTTTTTATAACCTCTTCATTCTTTCGGTCTATTTCGGCAAACTTAACTTTAATATTTAAGTTAAACATTTTATTAATTTTTGCAAATGCATCTTCGCGGGCCTTCAATCGCGTTAAGCGGGCAATCTCAACACCCCCGAAATTCGCTGTAACTTCATCGGAAACTAATCTTTCCTTTTTATCAGTGTTGGCATTATCTATTCCAAAATACGTTAAGGCTTCACTGATTATTTGTCGTTTTAGTATCTGTAATTTATCGGCGATATATGGGGTTGTAACATCAAGCACATTTATTTCCGATAAAGTGCTTAATCCTTTTGTGCCGAATATAAAGGGAATATTGCCGTCATACTGTCGAAAAAGATTTTCCATTGTGAGCCGTTGACTGTCTTCCGTCAATATAATTTTCGGTGTTTTTTGTCCTTTTACATTAACATCGATAATTCGTTCACATTCCGATATTCGTTTTGCATATGAACGCAAGGCCAAAATTTCATTGGTTCGTGTTGAGTTATTCCATATTATAACCGAATTTTCATTGGTTAGGTTCTTATTACGATAATTTACAGCCGGTGAAAATGCTACTCGCTTAAAAGGTTCTCTGTAAATATCAAATGTTGATGAACTGTAAAACTGTAAAACAACATATTGTTCAAGCTCTTCATCGTAATAAAACAGTGCTTTTCCGTCAAAACACAATATTAATTCAATAAATCTTGCATCAATTTCTGGCGGCAAATTCTCATATTTAATACCCGCCATTGCAATTTCCGTAATGCGGTTGAACCAAAAAGTATATGATTCAATATTTTCTCGTTCAGCTTCTTTTCGGAAACGTTGTGTTATACTCATGCTATTTCGTATCACTTTAAACCTCCATCATTCTAACGGTTTATTACGAACTTTATAATTTCCTACATTCGCATTATCAACCCAAAACGTAATTCCTTTATCAAATATCTCCCCAATTTTCGCTCTTGCGGCGGCATTGCAAGCGTCATACTCGTTGTTTGCACTGGCCCGAACAACGCAACCTTTAGTTTGTATAAAAGTAAAATTTTCCCTATTATGTATTGCAGGTGTTTCAACTTTATGGATCGCATAACCGTAATGCGTAAAATAATCATCGATAATTTTTACATATTCATCACGGGGGCGCAATATATAACCGCGAAATGTTTTACTACCCATTGAATATAATGCGGTACCCGTAATATTGCCACTCACTTTCGGAGGGATTCGGCTTGCTTTATCGACATCTGCTAAAATATGTCCAACTGACGTTGCGCCGCTTACTATCATACCTCCGCCAATCGGTAGCGCCGCTCCGCCGGATCCGCCCGCAATTGCAATACCACCCGCAATTTGACCGAGTGCTAAGGCACTTGATAAAAGTAAATTAGCGGAATTTTGCGCAAGATATGTTTTAAATGAATCACTTACCCATGCACATTGAGGGAAACCTGTCATAATACACATTTCGCTGAAATTTTTTGAACTTCCTTTATAACTTATCGGAATTGCACTAACACTTTGTGTTGGTGCTAAATCACTTTCAATATTAAATGTAATACTGCCCAGCCCATCGCCTGTGGTGCTATCGTCAAAATCATACATTTTACCTTCCGATCCCGTTGAAACATAAAGACAATAAAACGGCGCTGTGAAAAGCTTATTGTTATTTACATTCACCCCCAAAAATTTTGGATCTCTTTTTATCGTCCATAGAAGATCTTGTAACCCACCTTCAAATTCTGTTGGCGTCAACACAATTGATATTACGCCTTCCACTTTGTCAGCGTGATTTGTTACAATATCCTTTATTTTGTCTCTTGCATCAACTACCCATACACCCGTTCCATTTGCAATACTTATTTTGCCGATTTCCGTTCTTTCGAGCGCGCTATACATACCCTTTACCAACTCGCCGCCCGCAACCTCATAATTTGCGGGGTTGAAAGATGAATACATTATAACGCTCCAATTATTACCGAATGGTGCTTTACTTTCGCTGTCAACAACGTATTCGCCGATTGATATATTTTCTTCTACACGGTTTGAGCCTACCCAATCCTCATAAACATGATTTCGCTCGATCCAACAGGCAGGAATTTCACAATACAGTTTAAAGGACTGGATAACATCTATTTCAAATTCTATTTCGCATGTGTTATCATTTATATAAAATATGTTCTTTATAAACGCATAAAACCAACGGCTTAGATACCCTGTATTTTGATAGCGTAAATAATTACAACCAACCAATGTATCGGCTGTAAACGGCAAACGGATTCTTCCGTTTTCGCGAACATATATTGCTTTATCCGCGCTGTATACAACCCATTGCGCAAAAAATGAGTTTTGAGCGGATACACTCGCAAAATAAAGAGTATGTTCATAATTAATATCAATGTTTATGTTATTAAACAATTGTATCTTTGAATTTGGGCTTGGTGCTAACATTGTTTCACGGCGGGCAATAGTTTACTATTGCCCGCCTTCCCCCTTTGTAATTATTACGATAATTTTGCAACCGTCATAAATGTCGGTTGCAAAGTTTTATTTACCTTTGTAAACAGTAATTGTTGCGGTTGCTCCCTTTGAAGGATTTTCATTTGAATCTGCATTAAGCGTTATCGTTGTTGCGGTTTCGTCTACACCGATAAATACTGTTCCGCGAACGTCAACATATGTCTTACTTGAGTTCGCACCATTAAGTGTCCATGTAACAGATTTATTAAAGAATCCCGTTCCGCTAACTTTTGCGTTAAACTGTATTTCGCTGTTCGGAACAACTGTTGCACTTGCGGGCGAAATGGTGACAGTGTTAACCGCAGCCACGCTGTCGCTGAAAGTCGCGGCAGGCGCAAAAGGCGAAACGCTGATAATCTTCCAACAATGAAGGAATGCATTAGTATACAATCCATCGGGATTTCTAATATCTTCCATTGTAATCAGTCGGTCATATATCTGGATAAAATCATCATCGATAATGACGGCGGGGATCTCCGCAAGCTCCGCAAGCTGAGAATCTGTAATTCCTTTAATCTTTGCGCTTGTTACATTTCCGTTTGCGTCATATGTAATATTTTCGCATGTTTCGGGCGCACACTGTGCAAGTCGATTTATGTCAATATCACCAAAGGAATCTACCATAAGTCTTTTAGACAAAAACTCGGCTTTATCCATATTAAAGGCCGCCGCCAAAACGTTTACATCCATTGCCGCATCAAAATCGGCGGTTACAATAACAGTTTGATTTACATGCTGTGAATGCGTTTTTACACCCGCAATATTGTAATCTGCCGTCATAAACTTCATTTTATTGGAAGTTGCCTTAATTTGAGTAACAACGGATTTAACATTGGCATCTGTCGAAATTGCGGGAACTGAAATTGCCTTAATATTGCCGTTTACAATATTGAGCGCAATAAGATATTTCATAATATTAAATTCGTCATAATTGCTTGCGCTCACGAGACTTTCGTATATTTTTTCAATGAGCGAATACAGGCCGTTTTCGCTTGTAAACGCCGCTGACAAATCCTCATTAGAAATTGTAGCAGGATACTTTACTTGATAGTTTACAATATGAAATGCGGCGCGAATATCGGGAATGCGTCTCTTAAAAACCGTTTCACTTGAAATATTCGGATTATAAAGCTCCGCATTTGCAATATTAACAAAAATCTCTTCAATCGTCTCACCCAAAGACAAAACACCCTTTTTGAGACTTTCCCAAGGGTTATTGTACATTTTACTTGTTACTGTGACAAGAATAATTCTGTTGATCAGATCCGTTGCGAACGCATTGCGCAAATTGGGACTATCCATGATAATTTTACCAATTGCGCGGATCGAATCCGCATCCGTTGCAGTGAACGGAATATAATTCTTATAGTTTGTTGAAAAACCTTCGTTTATAATTCCGTTGATAACATCTTTAGATACATTCGTCAATACATAATTTTTAGGTCTTGTGGGCATATGTTTATTCCTCCGTAAACAAATCTTTTATTTTAATTTCCGTTTCTTCGTCTTCGGCCTCATCTTCCGCAAGCTTTTCACCTTCATCACCTTCCCCGAAAAAACGCTCCTTGTATCGTTTCTTAAGTGAATTATATTTGTTTGTGACTTCTAGCAATTCTTCCGAATTATCGGCGAAAGAATCCGAAAAATCCTCAAGAAAAGCTATTGCGTTTTCGCTTTCGTCTTCTCCAATAAAACCCTTCAAAGATTGAAGTAATTCTTCTTTAGTACGTTTCATATTAGTATTCTCCATTCAGCACGGTTACACCGTTTATTTGTACTTTTACTTTTGCCATTTTACCGTTTACAGACAGCATTTCATCAAATCCAGCCTGTGACTTCACCCCCCATTTTCCATCAATTTTTCCGATATCATAACCGTTTGCAGATAGGGCCCTTTGCATCAGCTCAAATTTTTCGCCGCGTTGCATCGGGCTCGTCACCCTAAAGCGTGTGCGTTCGATTTCGGGAAAAACAAGTATTTTGTTGGGAATGCCGTATTCATTCCACCCATCATTAAGTGTTGACATTATGATCCCGTCAACAAACGATTTAGCTTCAATAATAAGCGGAACTCCGCTTGCGTTTTGTCCGACTACATAACCAACATGGTGAATCCGGCCGCTTGAATTGCGCTTAAAAACGCAAGCACCCGCCGCAAGCTCGCCCTTTTCGGTAATATACTCAAGTGCCTCATCGTCTTTGATACCGCACCAATTTGTATAGTTACCTGCCGCGTTGTTATCCTGTCCAACAAAAGCATCAATCAATCCGTTGCAGTCATACAAATATGCGTTGTCTGTTATCCATTTTTGCGTTTTACTATCAAACTCGCTTTTACTGTAAGTTGACTGATAATATTTCGTATATGCATAATCAAGCCGCCATTGCGTTGCTTTTTGTCCCGTTGTACCCATCAAATAATGTGCGGGAACTGTTCCAATCTCGCTGTCGGTTACACCGCAATAATATGTACCTGCCAATAGTTTATTCTTAGGCAAACGCTTAAAAAGATATTTTACAAAATCTTCACTACTTTTCATTGCTCAACCTCTCATAAAGTTTTGTCACAATCAATGTATTATTTTCAATTGTTTTCCTAAGGTCATTGACCTCACTTTTATGTTCGTTCATAATTTCGTTGATAACTGCTTGATTTTCTTTGTCTTTTTTAACAATGTAAACCGCAAGAGCTATCATTGCCGCAATCGATACTCCGTATGTTGATATAATCTGTACCCATTGTTCCATAACTGTAAACCACCTTTTTACTATAATTGCAAGGGAACTGTTTAACGTTAGTTTGTAAGACCTATTCAGCGGTTCAGTCGGTTTCACCCGTTACATTCTAAACTCGCAACGTTATTTTGAACATGTTCCCCGCAAAATTATTGTAGCACATATGTTTATTTTTGTCAAGCACGTATTAATTTAAATGCGTTCGAAAACTCGTTTTTTATTTTTACGGATTCATACCGAACAGCACCTACATTATACATATTTCGTAAAGTCTGCAAACATATTGATTTTCGAACAGCTAATAACATATTGGGTTGCAAATCCGAATTTGTCAGCGCATATTTTATTAAACAGCTTTCATCAATATCACGGGATACAAAAATTAAACCTTCTTTATAATCTACCCATATTCCGTAATTATTATTCATATATAATATTGTGAAATAATATTTCGCGCTTTGGGTTTTCTTTTGAACGAAATTTTTATTATCTCTCAAAAAATCGTTTTCCATATTATATTTACCGTATGCCGTACCGTTTATGATTGAGCCGAACCGCGTTTTCATTGCCGCATTTGTATATTCTTCATTCTTTATTACCTCTACCAATATTTCATTATTAATGCGCTTTATAGTTTTATTGCCGTACGGCGGCACAATATTAAAATAGTCAAAATACGGATTAGAAATTGTATACGCATTCGACAAAAAGAAAACTACAACATCTCGCAATCTTGCAATTGTTGAATACAATTCTAAAAAGTTTGTTACTTCATCTTGCAAATAGTGATAAACACCTTTATCAAGTATAAATTCGTCAAAACATATTTTACTTACCTTCGGGAACGGAATTGATTTTAGGATCTTACCCGTTGATAATGCTTGCGCCTGCCCTGCATATTCATCATTGATATAAAACATATTCCCTTTCACTTTAAATGCAATATTCGGGAACTCTAATTGTATATCGTCAAAAAACGATTTTAACCTTTGCGCTGTTACCTCCGTTTTATACCGCCGAATGTATATAAACTCATTTTTATTTTTTAAAAAATCTTGTATTGCCCATCGTTTAAAGGCGTATGTTTTACCTACGCCGCGCATACCAACGATAAAATTAAATAAACAATTATAACTCAACGCTTTTCCTATTTCATAATACATATTTTTTATCCCTTTCGTACTGTAAATTCTGTTTCATCAAGCACAATTCCGCCTGCCGTATGCACAGGCCGCAATTTTCCGCCGTATTTTGCGCCTTCCGTAAAATTTTCGAAAGTAACTTGTGAATGTAAATTTGCGGGCATTCCTGCACATGTTACATTTAGTTTACCTTCAATTTCTTCAATATATGTTTTAGCTCTTAAAAATTTGGCTCTTGTAAAACTTGATTCATGTTTCCATGCTCCAAGCTTTACATCATCAACTTCCAATTCTTCGGGAATGTCATTTCCTAATAAATGCAATGAATCAGTATCCGCATATAAAAAACGGTGAAATACTTTTTGCGCGCTTGAAATTGTTTTGTATCTTGCCCATGCGGTTATAAATGCCGCAATCGGAATATATATTGGTTTGCGCTGTTCCCATTCTCCGAATAAATATCGTACATTGTCATTCAGCGGATCAATTACAGGAATCTTTGAACGCACATTCGGATTCATGCCGAATTTTCCGTAAAGAGAGTTCAACATCAACTTTGCAATAGTTCGCAATGGTTTATTACCTTCAATCGTTGCTTGTTCTTTTACAGCATACCATTTATCTATATATGAACGGAACATTATATTTGAACTTTTCCATTTCCAACCACCAATATATTCTATGTTATAAATATTATAATGTGTTTGAAACAATTCCATATCAACGGAAGTTAAACATAATGTGACGTCTTCGCCGTTGCTGTCAATTATATATTCAGTTGGATTAAATGCCGTGCTGTTTTTTAGTTGTATTGTCGGAATATAATTTTTCTTTAATTTGAAATTGCACCGTATCATCTGAACATATAAATCATATAAATTATCTTTTTCATAATCATCCTCATAATATATTGGGTCACCGTACGGTAAATTGCAATAATACATAACGGAAGGATATAAAGAGTTAACATCTAATACAATTCCGTTACCAACTATTTTATGAGTAAAACGTGGATTTGCATATGTAAAGCCGCCACGATAGCATTGCCGAACATCAGCATCATAATCGGGTTCGGGAAACCACCTTGAAAAACATTTTTTCGTTATTATTTCTTTGTAATTTGTCATTGCGTTACTTGCCGTTGTATTCTTTGTTAAACCCTGCTGAAATAATATCTCAAGTGCTTGCGCCACAATTTGGCAATCATTACGCAAATAATGTATCTCATCAATTGTCAATTCGTGACCAATTTCACGATCCACCGTATAATCAATTTCTTCTTTTTGAATTGGTAAATTAAAGGCTTTTGCAATTTCCGCCACCTTAAACGGTAACAGCTTTAATGAATCTAAAAAAGTTATTTTGTGATTCTTCTTTTTTAGAATCTTAAAATATGCTGTAATTGAATAAAATATTCCTTTATCGCTTATAAGCGTCTGAAACGTGTTCGGCCGCTTATCTTCAGTCGTTATATGACACCAGCCATTTTTTAATAAATGGTAAATTATAAACTCTCCATCAAATTTTAAGTTATGAAAATATATTGTTTCCTGCTGTTTCGATAATTCTTTCATCTTTTCAAAAAACGATGAAATATTATTTCCATAAATAAAGTTTGAAATATTACCTATTTCACATAATCCCCATGCCCACACTCTGCAATCATCCGCATTCGTTGTTGTTTCAAAGTCGGCAACATACATTTTATAACCTCATGATATTATCGTAAATAATTTCCCTTTGACTTTCACGCTCAACGGGATCACGATAAAACAAAATAAACAAATAGTCAGAACCTAAACTTGCGTTGATGAAGTCATCAATATTAATCGAATGTATTTTGTTTATTATTTCTCTCAATCGCGGATCGTTGCTGTCAAATAAATTATTTAGCATTGAAATATAATTGTTTCTGTATTGCACATTTTTTCTTTCAAGGTAATTCGGTTGAGTTTGTGTATCAAGCGAACGCAAATATGACGGCATATCACGCACGCTGATTTGATTAATATCCTGTTTCGGTAGCAAATTAACATCACGCATTCGTCCCATTTGCGCTAAATTACCCCGCTCAATTTCGCCCACCTTCGCGCGTTGCATTGCGCGGCGTTCGTTTATGATGTCTAACTGTTTTTTCGCTTTCCTATATATTGCATCGGGCAATTCAACCCCTTTTTCCGTTTTTACTGTTTTATATCCACCCTTCATAAACTCTTTTATAAAGCTCTTTGTTTCGGCAACATCGGGGCTGTCTTTCAATTTTGAATATGATAATTTATCAACTTTAAAACCCCGTTTTTCAAACCTTTTTGCTTTTTCGTTATATGCTTTTACCATTTTCTTTAATTCGGAATCAACAGTAACTTTCGGCTTTGCTGTAAATGCTTGCAATTCCGAAATTATACTTTCAATGTTTGCGCCGCTGTTTTTTATTTTTGAAACATATACTTTTTGCGGAATAGGAATATATTCCGCTGATATTTGGGCCTTCTTTTCAAGTCTCTTTATCTTCGCATTAAAGTTTTTAACCGCTTTCCGCAACAGCTCATCCTGTTTTGTCATTCTTATACCACCTCTTTAAATTTTCACGCACTATAAATCATCGGTTATAGTGCGTGAACCATTTTATTGATATATTGTATTCCCTGTTTTGGATATTATTTTGTAACAATATCTAAAGTAAATATTCGATTCGCGCCGTTTGTAATCTGCCGAACGCGAACGGGTATACCCTCTTCCCATGTGGGCGAACCGTACAAGCCGAAAATTCGCTTAAGGGAATTATAAATTCCATATGAAGTTGCGGTGTATGTATGACCGTTTACATCAATCAGTGTTACACGCGGTGTTGTACGGACTTCGCCCGTTTTTTCATCGACAATATCAACAGGTTCTATGATAACATCTCGCATTACAATTTCCTTTCCAATGTGATCCGCGATTCTAACCTCGGGAGCATTCAAAGCATTGTACAATTTCGCTTTATCATTCGTTGTTTCAGCGATAAACGAACAGTAAATCGATGAAGTTGCCGTGTTAATACCTTCAAGGATCTCATTTTTCTTTGTGGTGGTTGTAATAATTTCGTTCATAATTTTTTCCTTTCTTAGAAAACCATTTGTTGTATTTTTTCGGTTTCCTTGACGCGCTGTTTAACAGCGCGTTTCGCCTTGTTCCCGCAAGGCTCGTCAGAAGGATTTTTTTCAAAATACAAGATATGATACTAATTTATGCCGCGTTGAATTTGGACAATTTGTACACCATTTATAACCAATCCCATATCGCCCATTATACGGTACGATTACACCCAGTAATTTTTTAGAAACATATCCGCGAGCCATTGAGTTGATAGCGGCATAATGCAAAGATGTTATGTCTGTCAACGCGACAATTAAATTACAAGCTACATCTTGCGGTTCGCCGACTTTATATACACCAGACCGCATGTTATCGGTCATCGCATAAAATTTTACCCATTTTACCTCTACAATTTGTTTAGCAATTTCATTCAAATCAACAGGCAATTCTTTTTTGCCAAAGATACGATTTGTAATATCATCATATTCAATTCGCTCTTTCGTTTCAGCATTTACAAAATAAATCATTTTCATCCTTTCGTTATTCCCACCCACCCCACCTATTATATTATTTCACTTCAACGTAAATAATGAAGTAGTTATCATCTTCCGTCATCATTGTAACGTTTTTCACGTTGTATTCAGTGCCATCATCAGCACAGGCGCACTCTTTTGGACTATGATAAAGCATAATTTCATCATCATACTTTACCACCATACACCGACATTTAAGCGGTGTATAATTATGAAGAATTTTTGCATAACACGCTGTGAACTCTTCATGCGGTTTTGCAAAGAGTTGCCACATCTTGACTAATTTCACAACATTTACCTTTCGTACGTTTTACGGCCGCCGCCTGATTCGGTTTCGGATTCCCTTACCGTGACTATAGTATAGCACATATGGATCGACAATGCAATAGGTTCGAAAAAATATATAAGGATTGAAGGATAGTATAATCCCTTTGTTGGATTGAGTTTTTTCTATTGTGGATTGAAGGAGTAGAATATATCTTTAAAATTGTTTGGTATATAATTGGTGGGTATTAAACTATTATATTGTTATGATATGAATAAGATGAAATATATTTTGAAATTGGGATTGTATATATTTTATAAACTGAATTGGAATATTATGGTGTGATTGTTTTATGAGTTGATTGCGATAGAATATATTTCTATGAGATGGTTGTTTTATGAATTGGTTGCGATGGAATATATTGTTGTGGGTGGGGCTGGGGGAAGATTGTATATAAAAAAAGGGACACCTCCTA